GGTTTCTATTGGAATAAATATCATGCCGCGAAAACATTAGAAGCATTTGAAGGAAATGTGGCGTATGCACATGTACATAATCCTCAGATGTATGCAAAGGTTTCACCTATTGATAAAAAAGGATATCATACAGCTACATCACTTCCATGCCTATGTAATATCAAACCAGATTATCACAAAAATGCTCCCAATTTTTGGATCAACGGTTTTGGTATTGTAGAACATCTTCCAGCAACAGGCTACTTCAATCTATATACAATAATTATCATTGATGGATCATTTATGTACAATGGTAAATATTACGGAAAAGATTTATAAAATCTAAGCAAAAAAAAAAGAATGGGGGCTTTCGCCCCCACCTTTTCTTAGGGTGGATCAATCACCAACTGCTTAATATGGGCACGAATCTGATCCGGATTCGAAATCCCCACAGTCGGTACCCCAAATTGCTAAAATGTTATTTCGAGTCGTTTACCATTTTCCGGATTGGCGATAATGATCTTTCCAGGATCGAAGAATGCCACACAATTTTTTCCGATCATTTTATGTGTGACCATCGCTGGTTCGATTTCATCAACTTTGGTTCCTACCGGAAATCCTCTGACCTGAGAAACTTTAAATCCAGCCACATCGTATATTTCAGGTACGATGCCATTGACAAGAACTTCAACGTCCTCATCTGTCATGAAATTCATGGCTCCCAAACGACGTCGACATAGTTCACATTCACCCTTTTTAATCTTCGGGGTGTCCACGTCATATCCGTGCTTTGTTGCACAGTGATCACAGTATAGCATGTTGTCCTCCATATATTTGTGTTGTCATGATAAGACCACGACGAAGTTTCCACTCGAATAGGTCTTTCCCACAATGTCCACATACATACCCCATATCGGGCATCGGTGACGGTGCAGAAAATCGACTGTCGATACCAAAACCACAATTCCAACAATGATTTTGATAGATGTAAATGTTAGGTTCTTGAGGTATATCACAATCAAGACATGCGTAGATAAAAGCTTGACCGTTGTTAATACTCTCAATTAAAAGCATTTCGATGCCACACTTACTGCACTTCGGATGATTCATTCATTCCTCCTTATATTTGTCAAGACTGATATAGGTTAACCCGGCATTGAGTACTCCGGCAGTTAAAGCGATTTCAGTTCCTGGCCACCCGTATTCCTCCATTCGTTTTACATCTGAAACTTCTTCCTGTCGAGTACCCCCTGTAATTGCATATGAAAATCCGGTAATTGTTGAATACCCATTAAAACCAACAGTAAAATCTGAATTGCGTGTTTTTGGAATTGCTGTTAAAGTTATACCAACCAGACTCTGGCTTATGAATCCAGCCGCTGAAAATAATGCATTTTGGTCATCAGAAAGAGATTCATCCCATTTAACATGAACTACCATATTACTAAATGTTACATCACCTCCTGTTAATTCTCCAACAACGTAATGACCAAGCTCATGTGTAACAAGGGATGCCACACATCCAACAACCATAGGTTTCCAATCCCGTCCTTCAAAATCTTTGTAGTTGATTCCGAAGAAACGAAATTCCCAACCATCCCAATCACCCGCTTCTGCATGACTTAAACTTCCCCATGCAGTAAGGAGTGTTACAAGAATGATAAGAATGGTTAATAACCATCCTTTTTGTTTATGACTCATAATTAACCTCCTGCGATTCTACAGCACAGATAACCAATACGAAGAAGACATGCAATCATCAAACCACCACATGTCAGCCCCATTACAGTGTTGCCCCATTCGGTGTCAAACCAATTGGGGTCCTTTTTGTCTCCATAAATAGGTTCATCCATTTTTAGACTCCTTCCATTTTTTAAATTCTTCATCGAAATCACGCCCATCCGCTTCAATGTTCTTTCTGGCCTGGTCGATGATTTTACTATATGCCATACCTGACTCCAAGTCTTTTCTCATAAAGTCAATCATGTCTTCATATTCTTGACTTCCTGGATCTGGTATGGAAGGAATTTTAATGATGTCAATGGGGTTGTAAAAGTCTCGTTCATCAGAAAAATCTTCTGGCGTACTCCCAATTGTTTCACCATCAGTATTCATGATTGGTTGAAGCTCTCCATGACACCATGATTGCATTGCACCTTCTTCGATGACTTCAGTTCTGCCAATTTTCATGTAATGTTTTCCATGTCGTTGATAAATGACAGGTTTCATAATTTCTCCTTATAGTTAAATAATTAAAATTTATAACCCAGTTGAATGCCGGAGAAGTAGAAAGACAGGGCAACGTCGCCGCTGAAATGATTGTCTGTCATTCTGTATTCTTTAAACCGATATCCAATATCCCAGTTACCGAGGTTTACACCTATGCCAACATCAGGTCCAAAATTTCCTGACTTTGTACTTGTGTAAAATGGAATTATTGTTCCAAGATCGGCCCACATCCATTTATAACGAAAGTGAAATCCACCACGAGCAGAAACCATGTCGTGTTCGTCTTCTGCTTGAGCAGCATACCCAGCATCATATTCAGGATCCGATGGGTTGCTGTATTTGTATGCAATATCTCGAGATATGTGATCGTATCGAACACCAAGATAAGGTATTGCCCAGTCTTTTACTTTGAACCCATACTCTATCTGAGCTCCCAACCCAGACTGTGGTATTTCAGGATCTTCATCTGCAGGTTCACCACGGAAGAATCCGTCAATTTGTGCTGCCCAGCGTGCTCGTATGTTCTCCGATGATGCTTCAATACCGAACTGATGATATGATTTATGCCCTTCACTGATACTATTCTCATTTACATTCATACCACCGGCCTCGGTGAACAATCTCCAATCTGCTGCTTTTGCTGAGGTTATACAACATGCTAAAATTACAACAATCCCCAAAAGATAAATTAGACCTACAATGACTTTTGCCTTCATAACAATCTCCCTTCTCTAAGTAAAATAATCGGTTGCTTTCCTATCACTAATTTATATATATAGTAAGAACAAATATAAAAGGGTGAATTTCACCAATGGGCTTTAAACAAAATAAAACTTGAGGTCTTAGCCCATGACCTGTAAAAGGAGAAAGACCATGACATACAAAGATGCGTTCGTCGTAGAAGTAAAGTGTAAAGGCAAAATCTTAAGAATGAGAGACGATTTTGTTCACCTACCATTTGGTTCAGAATATTCAATTTATCTAAAAAATTTAAGTTCAAAAAGAGCCTCTGTTAAAATTCATGTTGATGGACAAGATGTTCTTGATTACAGTTCGTTGATCCTCAATCCAAATTCAAGTACAGAACTTGAAGGATTTTTAAGAGGAACAACAGCAACAAACAGATTTAAATTTATCAAAAAGACTGAAGAAATACAAGACCATCGTGGAGATAAAATTGATGATGGAATTATTCGTGTTGAGTTTGCATATGAAATTCCAAAACCAATGGTAAAGAAAACTATAATTCATGAGGAACATCATCACCACTACAATGATCCGTTTCATTGGAATTATGGAGGATTTACAGGGCAATCAGTTGGGACATTTTATTCCTCAAATAATACAAGTGGACAAGTACCATCTGGAGTTAGGGGAATGAGCGCCACAGTTGAGTCAAATGTAACAATGGATTCATTAGGGACAGAATCACTGGGAACTCCTTTGAGTGATGAAGGAATTACAGTTAAGGGAAGTGAAATAAATCAGCAATTTAGATATGGTTCTATTGGAGTACTTGAACAATCTGAAGTTATTATAATCAGAATGAAAGGATTTGATTCTACATCAAATACTCCTATTCAAGATCCATTGACTGTACAATCTAAATTGACTTGTTCAAGTTGTGGTAAAGTATTTAAATCATCATTTAAATATTGTTCAAATTGTGGAACTTATTTAGAGTAATATAGCTAAAGGGTACAATCATTTAAACAGATGTAGCTTTACTTGATTGTGCCCTTTATTTTTCGTCGGCAACTAAACATGCAACAAATTCAGAACAAAATATAAAGTAAAACCTCACTTCATTAGAGAGAAGGAAACTGATTATGGAAAAGGTCAAAGACACAAAAATTCTCATACGAGAATCGTATGGCGACAACTGTCTAGTTGATCAAGTTAATGTAAATAAGCCGGTTGATAGAAGACCACAAGGTGAAGTACATATCTATGAACAACGTGAAGACGGTAAAGAAAAACTGGTACATAAAAGCAATTTGGTTGTTTATTTTGGCAGAGAGATGCTGGCTCAGAGATTGGTTAATGTTGATAATCCATTTGTTACTCCAACGAAGGATGAATGGGTACAATGGTTTGGTGTTGGTGATGGGGGTGTACGCCCCGCTGATCCGTTAGATCCAACTCCACCCATTAATAGTGATGAAGCATTATATTCACCTGTGATGATTTCTGATACCACATCGGCTCTTTATGCAGATTTTCACAATGCTGGAGATCCTATACCCAATAGTACAGAATTATATCCATCAACAGGATTTTATAAGAAAATCTTTGACCAAGAACCAACAAATCAAATTGAATTTCAAACAGACATATTAAATGATGATAGATATTTAGTGATTAAAATTACAACTACAATTGGTGCCAATGATGCAAACGGACAACAGTTGAGTGAAGCAGGGTTGTTTTCAGCCGCAAGTTCTACGGGTGGTTATAATGGGCAATTCAGTTTGTTTGCAAGAGTTACATACCCATCATTGATCAAAACAGCGGAAAGACGTTTGATCTTTGTATGGTACTTATACGTTTAAAAAGGATTGAACATTAAAAGGATTTTATAGTTTAGACCGGAGAGAAAGGAAACTTGTATTAGAGATACAATAACATATTAGAGAAATTTATATTAAGCGGAGGAAAGAGATCATGGCTAATGTATCTCCGGGTGTATTTACAAAAATTATCGACCTGTCAACATTTGTACAGGCAGTCCCATCTACAATTGGATTCTTGTGTGGTTTTTCAAGAAAGGGTCGAGACAACGAAGTTATTTTCGTTGGTTCAAGAGCTGATTTAATCAGTGAATGGGGCGAACCAAAAATTACTGACTACACAAAAAATTACGGACAAGGTCCATATGTAGCTTACAATCATTTAGGTGAATCAGGTTCGTTATATTGGATGAGATGTTTACCTGATGATGCTGCATATTCAAATTTACGAATTGATTCTAGATTGGCAGCAGCTGATGCAACTGCGAGTATTACAATTACTCAAGTTGATGGTTTAAACTCAGAAGCTGAAATCATTACAAATTTAGAAGATTCTGGTGACACAAAGCCTTTGGGATTTTTGGTTCCAATTGGTAGAGGTGACTGGTATAATAACATTGCTGTTAGATTTACAGAGTATTCTAATCCAACAGTTTATGGTGTTTATGTATTAGACATCTATGAAAAACAATCAGATGGCGAGGATGTTATCATTGAGTCATTTGATGTATCATTCGATCCATTTGCAGTAGACAGTGCTGGAGATTCAATCTTCATAGGAAGTATCCTTGAAACATATTCGTCAATGCTGAGATTCTATATGGAAACAGCTGATGGTGAATATACATCAGGTTATGATCTAGTTGCAAAAGTTTACGACAAAGACATTGGTACAGTTACTGTTGATTTGACGCCTGGTTCAGCTACAATTACAGATAACAAACAAGAGTTTGATCAATGGGAAACTAATCCTGAAACTGGCAATGCCGAATATGCTATTGTTGTAAAGGATGGTAAAGGTAATACTATTTGGGGTTGGTTAGGAGCATCAGGTGGATTTGATGGTGATGCAATTAATGTATTTCCAGATAGAAGCCTTACAGGTGGAACTCAAGGTTGGGGTGGAGCTATTGGAGACTTTGATGTAAATTCTGCTGTGTCATATCAAATTAAAGCTTCTTTGGCAAATGTAGCTTCTGCATTTACATCAGCCGAACCTACACCATTGAGAAAAGGGTCTGAAGGCAATTTGGTTAATGCAGATGGAAGTTTAAATACCAGTGAAGCAGAAACTCTTCTTGAACAAGGTTATTCAGGATTGATTGATGACCAAATTCTTGATACAGAAAACATTTATTTCACATTAGTATATGATGCAGGATATCCAGCTGATGTTAAGACTGCAATTAGCACATTATGTCAAACAAGACGTGATTGTGTTGGTATTCTTGATAATGGTGATAATGCATCTGTCAATCTTGCTCTTGCAGCAAGAAACAATGTAAATGTTTTCAATAACTTTTATGTTGCTCTATATGAATGTTATAACAAAGTATCTGATGCTTTTACCGGCGAAGATATTTGGTTCTCACCTGTTTATCATATGTCATACTTGATTCCAAGAAATGACAATGTAGCAGAACTATGGTTTGCAGCTGCTGGATTCAATAGAGGTGCAATTGATACAATTAAGGAATTGAGGTATAATCCAAGATTGGGTCAACGTGATCAAATGTACTTGAAACAACTAAATCCGATTGTTAAGTTTTCAGCGGGTTATGTTGTATGGGGACAATTAACATCACAAGCGAAACCAAGTGCTCTACAAGATCTGAACATCGTAAGACTTGTTCTTTATTGTAAGAGAGCGATTGAGCAGTTCTGTCGCTTCTTCATTTTTGAGCAAAATGATCAGATTACATGGACACAGGTTTCATCTTCAATTGTTGATTTCCTTGAAGTTATCAAAAACAAAAGAGGGTTGGACAGTTACTCAGTAGATGTTGGCGCAACAGACTACGAAAAGAAAACAAAGAAATTCCATGTTAATATTATTCTACAACCTACAAGAGTTGTTGAACAAATTGAACTAAACTTCTTTATTCAATAATTAGAAGCAAAAAAAAGACCCTGGAAGGAGTAATCCTCTCAGGGTCTTTTTTGCGTCGGCGGGGTTTTATGGGGCAAGGGGTGTTCCAAGAGGAACAACTGATAGTGAATGTTTCAGGGAACCATCAAATAACTTGGTTGTGTAAACATTGTAAATCAAAACATTCTTACCAGAGTCGTATGCTCGTGAAATTCTCATGACTTTAGTCCCAATTGATTTACTGAAATGAGCAATGTCATGATTCGTTTTCTTGTTGATAATTTGTTTTCCATCTTTATCAACAGGAATTTTTCCAGTCAATCTGCAGGCAATTGATGTATTACTTGGATCAGAAAACTGAAATCCTGTACCGATGATATGGGTTATATAAATACTGACGAACGGATTTTCAGGATCATCAATCCTCAAAGTTTCAAGGTCATAATCATTTGGACCGAGTTTGTCTATGGCCTCAAACCTGTCAATTTGAACTGCTGTTGGTCCTGCCTGAACAAGGCTAATCGAAAACAGCAAGATCAAAATTGCCGACAATACCATTATTAAAATACCATTTTGTTTCATGAATCTTCCTTTCTGTTAAATGTTTTCCATTGCTTCGATTTTTTCATCAACTTCTACCTGATACTCCTGAAGCTTTTGTGCGATACTCATTGACTCATTTATAACATCGTCATTCATCATGGGGAACATATTGATAATTACAAAGTTCACCGTCTCTGCCATCTGCCCTCTGATGTAAACATTTCCCCCACGTTCATCCATCGCTTTAAGATAATGATCTATTTGACTTCTCATAGGATTATATAGAGTTTTCAATACGAGATCCAGCTCATGAATGACTTTCAAGAAATACAAACATGTAGTTGGGTTAATTCGTATGTTATTAAGCATTGCAAATACGGGCGATGCTTTAACACCTTCTGCTATCACTTCAAGGTGTTTTAGATTGACATTCTTTTGTTTGAATACACCCGCCTGTTCCCTTAGACTCAGATAATTCATAATATCAAAGTCTGGGGGAATTGCAACAAACTCAAGGGTTACATAATTCTTGACTGTTTCATTTCGCATGCCCAATTCTTGTTCATCCCGGTCATACCTATCGGGTTCACCACGATGTTCTCTCATAAATCGCTCCTTCGCAGCTTGGTTTAATGGTACTCCATGGTAATTAGTTCTAGTCTTAGAAACGTGTCTAGTGTTTATTAATGCGGAAACCGTCAAGATTGCGGAAGATATTCCCGTGCTCCATTTCCGAAAAATATTCACCATCTTCGTCGCCATAGTTGAAAATGTAAATATATGCATCATCAGCCACCTTTTCTAAAAACTCTTCTGCAAGTGTATTTGCAAAAGCAGTTTCTTTTAAACGACGTTCATCCCAAAATAGCGAACGCCATAGAGGATTATCATTAAGATCTTGATCTTCAACTCCCTCTCTAATTGCATATTTTCTTTCTTCATCCCAACTCTCCTTAAAACGGGGATCATCAATATATCCATGAGTTATTTCTTCTGCAATTATAGAACGAATTTTAGGACTTGATGCTCGACGAGGTTTTTGATTTATTGCATCATTATATACAGTTTCTGCATATTTACTTGGGATAACATTGGCTACTTGTTGTAATCCCCTGACCTTTTTTGGAAATGCAATAATAAACGATGATGAGCTTGAGTTTGTTATAAAGTCTGCTTTAATTTTCATTAGCCATCCATCCAGCAATCTTCAATGTGATCAACCTCAGTTAAAATGCCGAACGCATTTTTGATTTGTATTTTAACTCTACCTTTAAATTCATCAAGTGTTTCATCATCTCTCATTTTAGTGTAACAAATTCCAACCTGAAGATCGCCACTATAGTAATCATATCCAAATGAGTATTCTAAATCTGTTCCGTCGACCATGTCGCCAATATATTCTTGGATATCTTCTTCGAGTTCGGCTGGGGTGATGTTTTCATCGTTCACTTTTGCTGCAAGAGCTCCCCATGCTTCGTCGGTGATTTCACGCAAGTCTATGTTGCTACCCATAACTACAAATGATGATGAACTTGAATTTGTTACAAAGTCTACTTTTAGCCTCATTTTCTACCTCTTTTGCCTGTCAGAATCCTATCGGACAGGTATTGGATTTTTGTTGCAGAACATCACGAAAGAATTTAAACGGTTCGGATTCATTCCATATCTCTGAAAGATTCCCATTTAAATTCACTTCTGTACTACATTCTGCAAAACTACACGGTTTGAACTTCATATCAGGTGTTATATATCCTGACATTCTGGCGGCTTCACAAGTGTCAATCGACATAGCTTGAAGCTTGCTCGGGGTTTGATATTTTAAAACATGATTTGCCAAACAGCTATCCATCCCAACTTTGAATTTACATTTTGGGCTCAGTATTCTGTCTGACATTATTTCCAGCTGTGTTTCTGTTGGTATTAAGAAACGCATTTTCTTACCACTTCCCTGCGGTTTAAATAAAAGAAATATGACAGCATTTAACCTATCAATGTCAACACGACCTGACCAATAATCAATACCATTAATCAACGATGTACATTTGTGAAACGTCTTGGCATCAAAAATTTGATGGATGTTTGTTTTAATACCTGCATCCATGAATCGTTTCAGGGCATCATATGTGAAGTTTTTTTCATAATCCGAAACTGCAACTGCTCCACACATTTTAGATATTTCAATTTCATCATCTGCAAGTTCAATTCCACTTGTTGTATAGTTTGGTGTAACATTGTGTTTACGACAATATTCTACCATTTCCGCAAACTGAGGGTGTTTGTTTGGATCCCCATGGCCTCCCAAAGCAACTTGGTTTGTATGTTGATGAACTACATCAATGATGCTCATGAAGTCTGAGAGCTTCATGTTGGGACGTTGCTCATGTCCTTGATAACAGAATTGACACCTGTTCTTGCATGTTCCCATCACCCCAATATCAAGCAATGAGGGGAGACATAATGAAAATGGATCATCCTTTCCATTCACACCTTGAAGTAATTCCAATCCGGTTGATGAATTGAATAGTAACTCATAATCGTCATTTACAAACCGTTTATCGAATTTTAAAACAACTTTTTTCTTGGGTTTCAAAGTAACTCCTTTACAATTTTTTCATGGTTTCTGTTTTTGGTGTATCTAGAGACTTAAGATTTTCTTCCTCCTTTTCCGGTGTTGCAATCATTATTTCTTCTTCTTTCTCTGGAGGGTCTTCTTTGGGTTCGGTTGCTTTAAACTCTTTTTTAAGATCCTCACTTATAATGATTACCTCCTTTTTTAACTCACCCCCTAATTGTTTAAATTCTTTACTTATTTCATTTAATGAATCCTTGATCGTTGGATTGTCTTGCGCTGGAGCTGTTTGAACAATTGTATCTTGTTTAACAATATCGACTTCTTTTTTATCACCATTGTCGTCAAAGATAAAATTGTACATAATGATTAAAAAAACAATAGATCCAAAACTTATTCCTCCACTTGACTTCTTTGCCATACCTCCTCCTTTTAAAATTTGCCAATATGTCTATTTCAATAATTTATATATATAGTTTTGTTAACTAAAAAAAATGAGATATCCCATATTTTTTAGAACAAAATATAAATCTTGGTGTCTATCCTATAGGGTCAATAAAATATGAACTTAGAAAACTACTTAGAGCAAATTCAGGGAAAGGAAGAAATGAGTGGTGCTTCTGCTGCGGCAGGTATAGGTGCTACATATGATGCATTCCCTGGTTCAAGTAGAAATGTTAAAAAGAAAAAGAAAAAGAAACAAGTACTAAGAGATCCATACCCAAACGAGGCAGTTGTTAAGTCAAGTCTCGTTCAAAGAGCAATGATTGATCTTGATAGAACGATACATAAATACTCAAAAAGTTGGCAGGACGGATCTGTATATGATGATCCAATTCCTGGAGCTAAGGAAGTTATTGATTGGTTAAAATCAAAAGGGTATGAAATAGTTATATTTACTACAAGAGCTTCAGCCGAGAATGCTAAAGAACATGGTCAGAATTTAAATGATCAAATTCAAGGTGTAGAAAACTGGCTAAGCAACAATAATATTTATTATGACAGGGTAACTGCTGAGAAACTAAACGCCGATTTTTATATAGATGATAAAGCTATTCATATAAAAGATGGCAACTGGCTGGAAGTTCTTAAGGAAATAAAATCTAGAATCAGTCATAATTTGGAGGATTAAAAAAATGGGAATTAAAAACTCATTTGCAAAAGTTCCTAATAACAGATTAACTCGTAATTTTGGTGGAACTGTTGGTGGGGTCGCTGACCCTTACGTTACTGGTTATCACTTTATGTATATGACCAAAATACCAACAAAGCTACCTGATTATGCTGGATTGGATACAGCAACAATTCAGAATCTGTTAGCTGGTGCATGTTTGTCTGTAACACCTCCTGGTGGAACTCTTAATAAAGTTGAGTTCACAGGACTTGGTGGAATTAAGTGGGCGGTGCCTGCAAATATTGATTATGGTAACTCTGTATCTGTTAAATTCTTAGAGTTTAACGGTGTTCCAATTCTTAATATTATGCATGGTTGGGTCAAGATGATGAGAGACTATCGAACAGGTACAACTGATCTTGTTGACGGCCCACAAGGTGCGGGTTATACAAAGAGTACATATGCAGCTATTATGTATTACTGGACTACAGCGCCGGATGCAAAAACTGTTGAGTATTATGCGTGCTACGATGGCGTATTTCCAACAAAAGACCCACAAGACTTGTTTACAAGTGACGTTGAAACAGTGGGTAGACTTGATACAGAAATCGAGTTTAACGTCGATTATATCTGGCATGAAAACTGGGTAAAAGACAAGTGCCAAGCTCTGGCAGATGAAGTATTTGCACAGAAGGCCAATACAATTGAGCCTTATGGTAATATTACTGCAGCAGCCAGTTAATGAACTGACTACCAATAAAACGTGAATGAAAGGAGTTCAAAAATGTTTACAGGATTTAACATTAAATATCCGGAGTATGAGGTTATTACACCTCAAACGGGACAATCGTTCCATGTAAGATCACTAAATGTTCAGGAAGAAGAGCGCCTAAAAGGGAGCTTGCTTACACCATCAAAAATTAACGATCATTTAAATAAATGTCTATTTGAGGCATGTGTTGTAAAACCAGAAAAAATTATTACATTTGATGATTTTTTAAGACGAACAACATTAAAAGATCGTGATGCATTATTGTATGGATTGTATCATATCACATATGAAGACATTAGAAATTATGATGTTACATGTGGGTCATGTAGAAAAGATTACGCTATCACTGTAAAAGCTTCACAGACTTTTGATATAAACCCATATCCAAAACAAGATATTCTCGAAAAAGTAGTTAATGTTGAACTTCCATTATCAAAGGGTGTTGTAGCAACAATTAAACAACCCACTTTATATGATGAGAGTATTTCATTAAAATCAATGGGTATTGGAGTTTCATCAAACATGGATTTGATTACAGAAACTTTAATTATTACTAAGTTTCAACACAATCCAGAAGATGGAGATACTATTGTTTATACAGATAGAGAAGATGTTATTGATGCTTATAAATC